GCTGACGTTGTTGTCAATGGCGACATACATCAACAAAATGCGGATCGGGTGGGTTGCTCTCGCAAGGACGTTAAGACCCTGACGTATGCCTTCATCTACGGAGCATCCGACAAAAAGATTGGGTACTCTTTGGATAAATCATTGGATGATCGGAAAGCAACTACGCTGGGTAAGGACATTCGCAAGAAGTTTCTTGAAGCTATTCCTGGTCTTGATGGGTTGCTGACTGCTGTCCAAAAGAAAGCAGAGACTGACATCCTTAAGGGTTTGGATGGTCGTCCTATCCGTCTTCAAGGTAAGAAACATGCTGCCCTTAACTACCTTCTTCAGTCCGCTGGGGCAATTGTTTGTAAGCGGTGGAATGTCATTGCCTATGAACAATTCAATCAACTTGGTTACCAATGGGACATTGACTATCAATGGCTCGGCTGGATCCACGATGAAATTCAACTTGCTGTTCAACCACACCTCATAGCCGATGCCAAATTCCAACTCGAATGGGCGATTGTCCAAGCCGGAGAATACTACAAACTCAAAGTCCCCCTCGCTTCAGAAGCAAAAGAAGGGGCCTCATGGGCCGACTGTCACTGAGAAGGTGATGATTGCCCCAAACACTCACCTCCGTGTTGATGCTGACTTCTATGCCTATCGCGCTTGTCAATCGGCTGAAACAGAATTGGACTGGGGTGATGACCTCATTACAATCGCTAGTAACTTTCGTATTGTTCTCGACATCTTTGAGGGCGAACTCTCAAATCTGCGAAAGCGATTCGACACCGATTACGTTACTCTTTACTTCTCCGACAGTAACAATTTCCGTAAGCTCGTCTGTCCTGATTATAAAGGGAAGCGAACAAAGCGAAAGCCTGTTGGTTACAAACGGTTGTTGGATTGGTGTTCCAAACACTACAAAGTTGTCCGTTACAAAAACATAGAAGCCGATGACGCTCTTGGTCTGGAGTGCCACCTTGATCCTCGTGACTTTGTTCTTGTCTCACCAGACAAAGACATGAAGCAGATCGCCTGCCGTTTATTCAATGGCAGCGATGAGTTCAATGTGACCCCAGAGGAGGCTGACTATTGGTTCTGGACCCAGTGTCTTACTGGCGATCCAGTTGACGGGTATAAAGGAGTGCCTGGTATTGGTGGTGTTGGAGCACGTAAGATCCTTGACAAGGCAGAAGACCCCTGGGAAGCCGTCCTCGATGCTTACATTAAGGCAGGCATGACAGAGGAAGACGCTATTCGAAACGCTCGCTTGGCGCGGATCCTTCGCCCTGGAGAGTACAACTCAACAACGAAGGAACCCATCCTATGGACCCCACCCCAATCCTCATTGGACTTGACATCAGTCTGATACTGCTGGTAGTCTATGTTTTGGACTCAAACTTGATTCGGTATGTCGATCTATTCATTCAAGCAGCAGGAGTCCGTATCCAACTATGGCTCTATCAAGGATTTTTTAGAATACGAATATGGTATGACAAACAATCTCTACGACCGGGACCAGTGGGACGATTTCTACGGAACCAACAATTCAAATCTATCCAACGAAACCCCACCTACCGCGAATTCTTCAATCGAAATGACTAAGTACAACCCTAAGCATTACCAACGTGGTAGTATCCAAGTTTGGGATTTTATTGTGGATCAGCAGCTGGATTTTCTGGCTGGTAATATCATTAAGTATATCTGCCGTGCTGGCCACAAGGATTACGAATCTGAGATCGATGACTGGTTCAAAGTTAGAGCCTATGTTGACCGTAAAATCAAACAGATTTCCCAAGAACGCAACCGCTGATGAAAACACCTGAATATCTAATTGAACAGGCTTTTGTCTTTCGATTAGCTGCTGAACAATCCATTGACCCAGAAGATGAACTAACTCAAGACATGCAACTCACTCTTATCAAGGAGGAGTTTGATGAATTGATGGAAGCCCACATCAATGAGGATGTTGTAGCCGATAGGATACACACCTTAAAGGAATTAGCAGATCTTGTTTTTGTATGCTACCAATATGCTATTGCTCGTAACTGGAATTTAGACACCGCTATGAAGCGGGTATTCGAATCTAACATGAGCAAGTTCGTTGACGGCAAGCCCCTCCGCCGCGAAGATGGTAAGATTCTCAAGGGGCCTGATTACAAACCACCATTTCTTGACGACCTAGTATGACTGCCTACGCTGACCTCGGGGACACCCCCAATACCATTGCCCGCACTGGCCGTGTTCAAAGCTGGATTGATGACCCAACCTCACGCCTTCCTGTCAGCTGTACGGTCTTCGTTGTCGAGGACTCTATGGAGGGGCCGGAAGGCATTGAGGCGAGCTGGCGCTTTGTATCTCACGCACTGCGCAACGGAGCCGGAGTGGCTGTCCACCTTTCTAATCTACGAGAAGAGGGTGCTGATAATGGTCGAGGCCTTACTGCCTCTGGCCCTGTTTCTTTTGCTCGTATTTACTCTGCTCTGAATGAAACTCTTCGTCGCGGTGGTATCTACAAAAACGGTGCTGTGGTGTTGCATCTTGACTACCAGCATCCTGATGCTATCAAGTTTATCCAAGCCTCTCGGTCAGATCTGGCATGGGTCAAACGATGCCTTAACGTGGATGCTGGATTCCTAACCAGTGCTTCACCTGAGTTGATCGAAGCAACCCTTGATAGTATCAAAAAGGGTGACATCTGGCTTAATAAGATCCGCCATGACTCGGAAGGAAATAGAATCTATGGAAATGTCTGCCTCGAAGTTTATCTTCCTAGTCGTGGGACTTGTCTACTTCAGCACGTTAATTTGGGTGCTTGCCAATTAGGTGATCTGACTCCTGCGTTTGTAGAAGGTATGAGCAGCCTAGTTGCTCTTCATGCTAAGACTGGTGTTGGGGAAACTGGTGAGTATCTAAGTCCTGATGTTGACCGTCAGGTTGGTCTTGGGGTTCTAGGTCTTGCTAACTTCCTATGCCAGAATGGTGTAACCTACAAACAGTTTGGAGAAGCACTCGATGCGTACATCGCTCACCTACCGATTCATACGCCTGCGTACCTTCTTGTTTCGGAATTGGCTAAATCAATTGAGATTGCTGCTCAAATTGCTCGCCAAGCGGGTATGCAACGGGCCTTTGCCATTGCTCCTACCGCTTCTTGTAGTTACAACAACGTCGATCTTCGGGGTTACACTACCACTCCTGAGTTGGCTCCTCCTATTAGCCGCCACGTTGACCGCGATTCAGGGACGTTTGGAGTACAATCGTATGCGTACCCGCCTGACTGCGAGATTGCGGCGGAGGTAGGTTGGGCTGATTACAAGAAAGTAGTTGATGGAATGGTGACGTTGTTCCGCTCCACGATGCTCTTTCATGGGTACTCGTTTAATAGCTGGTCCGACATGGTTACTTATGACCGTGCCTTCATTCGTGAATGGATGGCTTCCTCCCAAACCTCTCTCTACTACGCCCTCCAAGTATCACCTGACACCCAAGCAAAGGATGATGCCCTTGCTGCTCTTGATGAAGATTATCATGAGCTATTTGGGTTTAATGAACCCGCTCTAGAACCTACCAATAACAACATTTGTATTCCCTGTGGTGAATAATGAAGCATAGCAGTCCGTATGATCAGGTAATCTCTAGAAAGAGAAAGTGGACGCCTGTTGCTGTTCAACGCGGAAAGGTAGTTGATGGATCTGAAGATGCCCTATTTCGGGCCCTTGGGCTTCGTCACCTTGAATTACCAGTACGTGAGTTCCTCCAGCAGGGACTTGATAAGGAACTACCTAATACTCCTGGTGTTAGGGAAGCCCTTATGTCAAATCAATTGGATGAAGAAAGGCATGATCAAGCTCTTAACTATGTGGTAGCTGCTCATGGTTCAGACGAGAAGTTTGAATCAGAAGCAAAGCACATTCTTAAGGCATGGCTAGATGCCCCCGAGCATCCCCTTTTAAAAGCCGCAATTCTTGAACGCAGTGTCTTCTTCGTCATCCTTCCCTTCTTCCGATTCAACGGAGACATCGGAATCAGAACAACAGCCGCCGACATCAGTCGAGATGAGCAAGTCCACGTTGCCGTACATTCGATGGTGTCCTTTGAACTCGGACTTAAGTCCACCCCAAGCCTGGATCGACTTCGCAGAGCGACTGTCGGATGGGTAGTTGATGGATTGAAATCTTCAACTAACAAGTATCTCGACAAGGATTTCTGGTTGTCTCAATCAGATTCCCTCTACGAAAAGGGTAAGGCCCCCGGTCTATCCGATACAAAACGAGCCCGTATGCCTGCCTTCTTTGAGGCAGCAAACACTGATCTTCCACAATATGGCTGACGCCTACTTTGACACCGAAACTATTCCCCTGACCAGTCTTGTTGGGGGAAGAATTGATCTTGACAAACTTATCGAAGAACTCGATACTATGTACCCAGACCAATACCCAGACCATGAAATGAACGCATGGCAAACTGGACGTATGGCTGGGGCTATCGAAATTATTCGCTTCCTTAAATCAAAACGCAATCATTAATCATGTGTCTCGCCCCTAAAATGCCTGCGGCTCCTGAAGCCCCAGCTCCACCCCCCGCTGCTCCGTATTCAGCTACAGAAGGCGTTACTAAACCCACAACGGTGAAGCCTTCAATGACCAAGCGTCAGTCCCTTCAACAAGCAAGTCAGGGAACATCAGCTCTTACCATTCCTCTTAGTACTGGTGGTATGGCTCCTGTCGCTCCTGCTACTCCTAATCTTTCCATTGGTGGTAAGTAATGGAGAATCAATCTGCCGCAAGTCGTTACGCAA